TGGAAACGAACGACTTGAAGTCGGTACTACAAGCTGAGATTGACGATTCAATCGGCTTTATTGAGAGCGAGACTGTTCAGCAGCGCAAGCAAGCGTTAGAAGCCTATTTGCGTCAGCCCTATGGTAATGAAGTCGAGGGTAAGTCTCAGATCGTAACTGGTGAGGTAGCAGAGGCCATTGATGGTGCGCTACCGAGCTTAGTGCGTATCTTTACAGGTTCAGAGAATATCGTAGTATTTGAGCCACAAGGCCCAAGGGATGAGCCTACTGCTAAACAGGCTACTGACTACTGTAACTGGGTTTTCTCAAGGGATAACGAAGGCGTAGCTATCCTGCATGATTGGTTTAAAGATGCCTTGCTACAGAAGAACGGCATTGTTAAGGCGTATTGGGAAGATAAAGAAGACATAACCAAAGAGCGTTACTACGACTTGTCTAGCGATGAGTTAGCCATGCTTATGAGCGATGAGAGCATGGAGATTATCGAGCAAGATACGACTGAGTTTCCAATATTTGACCCTAATGGTCAGCCAGTAATTGACCCAATGGGTATGCCAGTTATGGGTGCTACTCATAACATCGTAGTTCAAAAGAAGAAGGACTCAGGTAAGGTTACGATTGAGAACGTGCCTCCAGAGGAGTTCTTGATTAGCAAGAAGGCTAGAACTATTGCTGATTCTCCTTTCATCGCTCACAGACAGATGTTAACTCGTAGCACCTTGATGGCTATGGGCTTTAACAAGAAGCAAGTAGAAGGCTTGCAGATGGGCGATGCTTTGGCTTATACACCAGAGCGTGTGGCTCGTTTCTCAGCAGGTGAGCAGCCATACCAAGTTCAGACTGATGACCCATCAATGCAAGAGATTGAGGTGTTTGAGTGCTACGTCAAAACTGATATAGATGGAAAAGGAATTGCATCACTCGTTCAAGTGTTTTACGCATCAAACGAGATTCTTCAGGATGCCAAGGGTAAGGAAATGGTTGAGGAAGTGGACTATGTTCCTTTCCACTCTATTTGCCCAATACCAATTCCGCATAAGTTCTTTGGTAACTCTTTGGCTGACAGAACGACAGACATTCAGTTAATCAAGACTACCATTACTCGACAGATGCTGGATAACTTGTATCTGACAAACAATGCTCGTGTTGTTGCTGTGGAAGGACAAGTAAACCTTGATGACTTGCTTACATCTACTGCTGGTGGTGTTATTCGTGCTAAATCTCCTAACGCTGTTCAACAGTTAGTAGTTCAGAACGTAGCATCTCAGGCTTTCCCGATGCTTCAGTATCTTGACTCTGTGCAGTCTAAGCGTACTGGTGTATCTGATGCTTCACAGGGCTTAGACCCATCTATCTTGCAGAACGTAACTGCTGCTGCCGTAGCATCGATGCAACAAGCTGGCGCAGGTAAGATTGAACTAATTGCTCGTATCTTTGCTGAGACAGGCGTTAAGTCTTTGTTTAAAGGAATCTTGCATCTCCTGTGCAAGTACCAAGATAAGCCTCGTTTGGTGCGTATGCGTGGAGAGTTTGTAGAGTTTGACCCTAGAACATGGGCTAACCAATACGATGTTGCTATCAACGTAGGATTAGGCGCAGGAAATCGTCAAGAGCAGATGGCTATGCTGTCTATGGTTCTTGCTAAACAAGAGCAGTTAATCGGTCAGTATGGCCCTGCTAATCCTTATGTGTCACCTGCTCAGTATCGTTCTACTTTAGGGCGCATGGTTGAGTTGGCAGGATTTAAGGATAGTGCTGAGTTCTACAAAGCGATTACACCAGAGCAAGATCAAGCCTTGTCTAATCCTCCTCCGCAACAACAACAGATGCCTCCAGAAGTTCAGGCATTGATGGCTAAGGTACAGGCTGAGATTCAGGCTAACCAAGCTAAAGCCCAAGCTGATATGCAGATACAGCAACAACAACAGCAGATTGATATGCAGATGGCTCAACAGAAAGCTGGCCTTGAGATGCAGTTAATGCGTGAGAAAGAAGCTGCTAAATTACAGTTAGAGCGTGAGAAGCAACAGGCTTACTTTGCATTGAAACAACAAGAGTTTGATGCAGAAGCCCAATTGAAAGCTATGAAAATTGGTGCGGGTATTACTTCTAACGTAGAAATAAGGGGCTAATATGTCTTGGGATGCACCATATCCAGAGTGGCCTTTGCCTAAGCCAAAACTTACTATTGATGAAGTGATTAACCAGATCATTGCTCAACAACAACCAGAAGTTCAGCAAGAAGCTCCTCAAACTGTTCAAGAGTTAATCAATCAGATTGTTGCCCAACAAGCACCACAAGAAGTGGCTCAACCTGCACCACAAGAGATAGAGCAAGTGGTAGAGCAAATAGCTAAACAACTTCAGCAGCCACAACAAGAAGCTATGCAAGCTGATATGCCTGTCCCTGTTGAAGCACCAAAGGCATCTAATGCAGTCATTGACAAGTTAGCTAATCAGATTCTTGGACAAGGAACTACAAGCCAATGGACTGGTCAGGGCATGGGTTCTGCGGAGGCTAATGCTCGTGATATGGCTCGTATCATGGCTGGCATCGGCATCACAGACATTAACCAGTTTGGATTGATTGATAAGCCTTATGACGCACAAGTAAACCCTGATGGTCGTGGTGGTTTTGTTGATATGCAAGGTAATCCTGTTGACCCAAGCACAGTAACAGCAGAGCAAGTAAGTGGTGAATCTGGTACAGATACCCTTTACACAACAAAAACAACGACTAAAGCATACGGCAATAAGGAAACTGGTCAAGAAGTGCCAATGACCTACAGCGAGCGTCAGACAGGTAATGCTTGGGGCGGTACATTTGAAGGTAGTGGTAATACTGGCTACCGAGTCCAATTTACTCCTGATGGAAAACCACTTTTCTATACTACTGGTGCATCTAGTTCTGATGTAGCGTTTTATGCTCCTATCATTGCTGCGGCATTGACCCCTATCCTTGGCCCTGCGGCTAGTGCTTTGCTTGGCCCTGCGGCTTCTACGTTGGCTACAACTGCTCTAACTGGTGCGTTGGTAGGTGGCGGTACTGCGGCATTGACTGAAGGCGATATTCTAAAGGGTGCTTTGCTTGGTGGCGCAGGTGGTGCGCTTACTGGCTACTTAGGCGGTGGTGACTTAGCCCCTACTGAAATAACAGAGCGTCAATTTGCTATTGCTGATGCAAAACAGTTAGCTGCTAGTGGTATTCCAGCAGATCAAATCTCAGAAATTTTAAACTCATCTGGATACAACGAAGCCATTGTTAACAGAGCAATGGAAGTAATCAATCCAAATCCAGTAGCTGTTTCTACTCCTGTTATTGAGCCTCCAGTTTCTAATGCTGTGATTACAAATGCGCCAGCAGAGACTGTGCAAGTAACTGCGCCATCTGTAACTCCTACGCCAACAATAAATGAGATTATTGCTTCTATCAATCCTCCTGCTGTAACTGCGAATCCATATATTCAGCCAAATATTGAGGTTGTTGGTCAACAAGCACCAGCACAAGTAGCACCAGAAGTAGTAAATGCTGTTAACGCAGCCATTCAAGCTAATGTTACTTCTCCTGTTGAAACTTTAAAAGTTACTGGTCAAGCTGAAAAACCACAAACAGTACAAGAAGTTATTAACGCTATTACTGCTGCTCCTATAACTACTACTGCTCCTGAAACAGTTATAACTGGTGAGCGTCAAGTAACAAAAGAGCCAGAGACAGTTACTCCAATTGTTCCTACTTTGCCGCCTGCTACAACTACTGCACCAACTGATACAGCAAAGCCAAAAGAAGAAGAAAAAAAGAGTTGGACTGCATCCGAATTGGCTGAGTTAGCTAGACTTGGTTTACTGGCTACAACTATCTTTGGTGCGGCTAGTCAAGACAATGGCCCTACTCAATATGGTATTGTCCCTGTACCAGAGGATTGGAAGTCTCCTGTATATCAAAAAGATATCTTAGGAACTGGCACATCAACATTTACACCTACTGATTACAGTAACAGAAACTTGCTTATTGGGACTCAATGGGAGAAGTTCCTTGACCCTAACTATGGGAAAGTGCCAGAGCCAATGAAGTTCAATCAGCCATCAGGCATGAGTTACGCTCAACTAATGGGTATCTTGGGAAATAGTGCAGACACAATGCCATCTCAAGCCTTAACAATCAATGATGTAATCTCTGGGATACAGAATCAATATGGACAAATACCTAATGGCTCAATGGGCCAAAAACCTACTTAATGATGACTTTTTCAAAGAAGTAGTAGAAAACTTGAAAAAAGAACAAATAAGTGTGATAATTAACTCAAATTCTAGTGATATAGGTAAACGTGAAGATGCCTATAAACACATTAAGTCTATTGAATTAATTACAGGACACCTAGAAGGCTTGGCCTCGGAAACTGTGATTAAGGAAAAGAAGTGGAAAATTCTGTAGCATTTAAGCTACACCTCTGTCCAGAAGGTTTCTGGCGATTTTTGAGATGACACATGGAAAACACCAACCCACAAGGGAGTGAAAACCTAAATGTAAACCAAGCTGCTTCAGCTTTTGAAAATATGATGGGTGATTCTGAGGAAGCCTCACAAGGCCAATCTGAAGAACAAACAGAAGAAATTCAAGAGTCTGATGAAGTTGAATACTCTGATGAGGAAGTAGTCCAGAAGCCAAGATATAAAGTTAAGGCTGCTGGCGAGGAAATCGAAGTCGATGAAGATGAACTCATTAAAGGTTATCAGCAAGGTGCGGATTACACAAAGAAGTCTCAGGCTCTAGCTGAACAACGCAAGGCTTTAGAAGCTGAACGTAGTCACTTAGAGTATGTAAAACAAGAGCGACAGGCGTATGCCCAGAAATTGCGAGCATTGGATAGCTTCCTTACTCAGCAAGATCAGGGTGTGAACTTAGACGTTTTAAGGGAAACAGACCCCATCGGTTATGCGGTGGCGGTAGCTGAACAGAGTCAGCGTGAGAAGCAGTTAGCAGTAGTTAGGAATGAACAGCAACGCCTTGCACAACAGCAACAAGCCGAGCATCAAGCCACTTTGCAAAACCATCTCCGTCAAGAATCTGAGAAGTTAGTGAGTCTGATTCCTGAGTTATCCACTCCACAGGGTGATGCGGTTCGGAAACAAATCCGTGACTATGCGAAATCTGTAGGATGGACTGACCAAGAACTCAGTTCCGTATATGACAGTCGTGCTGTGGTGAGTTTGTATAAAGCAATGAAGTATGAGCAACTTCAAAAGAGCAAGCCTGAGTTAACCAAGAAACTCCTGTCTGCTCCTAAGATGATGCGATCTGGGACTTCTGCGCCTCCTACAAAGTCATCACAAGACAAACAGGTTATGCAAAGGTTGCGTGAAACTGGAAAAGTCACTGACGCAGCAAAAGCATTTGAACGATTCTTTTAATTTTGGAGATTTAAAATGGCTACCTATCAAACGTACACCGCTATTGGTCAGCGTGAAGACCTTTCCGATGTTATTTATAACATTTCACCAACAGATACACCTTTCTTTTCGTCTGTAGGCAAAACCAAAGCTACTGCTGTTTATCACGAGTGGCAGACTGACTCTTTGGCTGCGGCCTCATTATCTAACTACGCTGTTGAAGGCGACACCGCATCTGATGCGACTATGTCTCCTACTACTCGTGTTGGTAACCGCACTCAGATTGCACAGAAGACTATTAAGATTTCTGGCACTTTGCAAGCTGTTGACAAAGCTGGTCGTAAGTCTGAAAAGGCTTATCAATTGGCTAAGGCTTCTGCTGAAATCAAGCGTGACATGGAAACCTCTGTATTGAGCAACCAAGTAGCTGCTAACGGCAACTCCTCTACTGCTCGTAAATTGGGCGGTCTGCAAGCATGGTTGGCTACCAATGGCTCTTTCGGAACTTCTGGTTCTGCTGGTGCTTCTGGTACTACTGCTCGTACAAACGGCACAAACCGCACTTTCACAGAAGTTTTGTTGCAAGCTGTTGTTAAGCAAGTTTATGCCTCTGGCGGAAACCCTAAAGTGTTGATGGTCAACCCTGCACACAAGCAAGTAGTTTCTGCTTTTGCTGGTATTGCTGCTCAACGCTTCATGGCTCCTGCAAATGCTCCTACTACCATCATTGGTGCGGCTGACGTTTATTTGAGCGATTTCGGTACAATTTCTGTTGTTCCTAACCGCTTTATGACTTCTACCAACTCATGCGATGAGACAGCATTTGTGCTTGACCCCGACATGGCTGCTATCGCTTACTTGCGCCCATTCCAAACCAATGAATTGGCTATGACTGGTGACAACGAGTCAACACAATTGTTGGCTGAGTACACCTTGGAAGTTAAGAACGAAGCTGCTCACGGCATCATTGCTGACTTGACACCCTAATCTAGGGTAATACCGAAAAATGCCTCAGACTAATCCTCTGGGGCATTTTCTTTTCTAGCCAAACTGTTAGAATTAGTATATGGAAAATCTAAGACAAACTGCTGTTCATGCCGATGGTGAAGGTGGCATCGTTATTCAGACTCGTCAGGATGTATCTGACATTGTTGAGCAGAACAAAAAAGAATATAACTCGTATGACGAGAGAGCAAGATGGTCTGATAATTTGTTTGGTAACAAGGTTGCATCTATTCCTTTGACAGTTATTGATGACCTAAACAAACAAGGAATAATGCGTGGCTTTGCTGTTCTTGATGAAAAGCGTTTTGCTATTTGGTTGAATGACCCAATGAATCGTGCATGGCGCACTAGGACAGGAGTCGTATGAGTTTTGCAACATACACTGATTTAAAGACCTCGATTGCGGGCTACTTGGCTCGTTCTGATCTTACTACTCAGATTCCAGATTTTATTACCTTTGCTGAGAACAGACTCCGCAGAGAATTGCGTATTCGTCAGATGCTCAAGTCTGTAACGACTTCAACTGTATCTGGTGATTCAACTGTTGAACTGCCTAGCGACTTTATAGAGATTCGTGACTTTGTTGTTTTGACAAACCCAATCCAACCATTGAGTTACTCTAGCCCATCTGCTTTGTCTAATGACCCAAGAGCGTCTGAAGTTGGTGTGCCTAAGTCTTACACAATCTTAGCAAGCGAATTCTTACTCGCCCCTCCTCCTGATGGCATTTATACGTTGAGGATGTTGTATTTTGCTGCACCTGCTTACTTGTCTGCATCTAATGTATCTAACGTGTTCCTCAATGTTGCACCAGATGCTTTGCTTTACGCTTCTTTGATTGAGGCAGAGCCTTACTTGATGAACGATGCTCGAATCAATACATGGGGAACTATGTATGACAGGGCTATATCTTCTCTCACCAAGTCTGACGAACAAGGTCAGTATTCTGGTGTCCCATTAGCAATGAAATTAACTCCAAGGTGAAACTATGGCTGAAATGAGCAACTATCTTGAGAACGCTTTAATTAA